TGTTTAGAAAGAATTTTTTATACAACTAAATAACAAAACGAGGGGTGCGACTCGGTTAACGCACATTTTAATTTTTATACGCTATGAAACATTTATTTAAATCGTTGGCAGCCTTCCAACAAGAAGTACCCGTAATTCACAAAGGAACACAAGGCTATGGTTATTCTTATGCAGATTTACCAAAGATTTTTGAAGTAGTTAACCCGCTTCTAAAGAAACACGGATTAGGCTTTACTCAGTTACTTGATACTAAAGAAGGGATAGACTACATTTGTACGGTTATTTTTCACGTTGAAAGTGGCGAAACGTTAGAATCAAAGGTAGCCATTCCACAAGTCGAATTAAAAGGTATGAACGATTACCAAAGTTTCGGCAGCGGTGTTACTTACTTTAGAAGATACGCTTTAAGTTCGGCACTCGGATTAGTTACGGACAAAGACACGGACGCTTCGGGCGAACAAGTAAAGAAAAAACCTACCATTGATAACAAACGATTAGGTAAGGCTTTAGAAATGATTGCCGAAGGTAAATATACCAAGGAAGAACTAATCGAAAAATTTGAGTTAACTGAAGGTCAAACTAAATTACTTGAAAACGTATGAAAGTCCGCGCTTCTCAAATTGGTAAGATAATGACTAACCCCCGCAAGTCGGGGGAAGTCCTATCGCAAACGGCTAAATCTTACGTGGAAGAAGTCGTATTAAAAGAAAAGTACGGAATCCGAAAGGAATTTAGTTCACGTTACACGGACAAGGGAAACGAAGTTGAGGAAGAATCGATTGCACTCGTTAACGATGTTTTGAATTTTAAGTTTATTTACAAGAACGATGAACACTTTACAAACGATTGGATAACTGGAACTCCCGACGTAAACACGGACGAGGTATTAATAGACGTTAAAAGTTCTTGGGACGCTTCAACGTTCCCGTGGTTCGAAACGGAATTACCTAACAAGGATTACTATTACCAACTTCAAGGGTATATGTGGTTAACGGGTAAAAACGAATCAATCTTAGCTTATTGCCTTATAGACACTCCAATCGAAATGGTTGAGGACGAAATCCGTAGAGCGCATTGGAAGTTTCACCTTATAGACGAATCGCAGGAACTACGCGAAGAAGTCGAATCAAAGCATAAGTTTAGCCATATTCCAAAGAATCGAAGGGTAAAGTATTGGTTCGTACAAAAAGACGAATCCGTAATTGAGCAAATTAAAGAACGTGTTGAATTATGTCGAGAATACTATAACCTATTAATGCAAACCTTATGAACATAACGCACGAACAAGAACCAATAAAACACGAAGACACTATTTTAATTTCCGTAATGACTAAATACCACGAACGAAGTAAACGAGGGATAAAAAAATACGGAACTAATTTAGACCGTAAAGACGTGGATTTAATAGGATGGCTTAATCATTTACAGGAAGAACTTATGGACGCTACACTTTACATAGAAAAACTTAAAAAAGAATTATGAAACAAACAGCAGTAGAATGGTTGGCACTTTACATTAAAGGAATTACATCTTTGAATTGTGATGAAGTTATTGAACAAGCCAAAGAAATGGAGAAAGAGCAGATAATTGAGGCTTATAAATTTGGTAATTTAAGTGATATTTATTTTAAGCCAGAACAATACTACAACGAAACCTTTAACAAATGAGACTAATAGAATTTTTTAATGTTAGCACGTATAGATTAAAAGAGTTTTTCCTATACACCGTCTGTGGTATTGAATTTTACAGAAACTACCAAAGATTTTATTGGGGACATATCTACAATAAAACAAAGGAATCATACTCAAAAGAAGATGTAATTAAAATTGTAGAAAAAAGTAGAGAAACGGGATTAACTGCGGAGTTTTTACTATTAACCTTTAACCAACAAAAACAATGAAAGCAACACTTGAATTTAACTTACCTGACGAAGAAGCGGAATACTATTGCGCTACTAAAGGCCAAGCTATGTTAAACGTTCTTTGGGAAATGCAAACGGAACTTCGCAAGCTATGGAAATACGAAGAACTAAATGCAGATGAATACCAAATGGTTGAACGCATAAGAGAAACGTTTTTTAATAGCCTACAAGAACACGAAATAAACCTTGACAAATGAAGTACGGAATAATCTTTTTAAGCGCGTTAATTATCGAAATATGTTCAACTTTTTACATTAGATACGTTTCGGAAGCAAACACGTTAGGAATGTTATTCTTCGCTTTTATAAGTCCGTTTCTCGGTTTACCTTTCGCAGGTTATATGGTTGAATCGGAAAATTGGAACGAACGAATTAAAATGGCTTTCTCGTTAGCCTTTGGATATGTAACGGGAGTAATAATTGTAATAAATTTAATTAAGTAATATGGAAACAAAAACAAACACTGGCGCAATTTTTAAGAACGACAAAAAGACGAACGAAAAGCAACCCGACTACCGAGGAAAAGTAAACGTAAACGGAAAAGAAATGGAAGTTGCGTTATGGGTTAAGCAAGGTAAAGCAGGATCATTCTTCTCAGCATCATTTAGCGAGCCGTATGTAGCTTCTACTGAAGAGCGCAGACCTGTTGGAGATAGTATTGACGATGACCTTCCGTTCTGATGTACATTGACGATGACACACTCCGAAAGCAACTGAATAGGATATTGCTTGTAAAAACACGAAACCAAATAGTCCAAGACATAAAAGCCAAAGGATTAAAGATGCACCAGTTTCAGTTAAACAACTTCCTTCAGCGAAAAGACGTAACCTTATCAACCTTACACAAGATAGATAACTACGTTTCAAGAGAGATTTACTTAAACAATTTAGAGCCACTTTAACAGGTGGCTTTTTTAATTTATTTGCGTGATTAGAAATTAAACTTATATTTGTTTAGAATTTAATCAAATGGATGCACTTAAAATATTAGCAGAACACCATAAAGAATGGGTAAAGATAGTCCGTTCATTTGGAGAGTATGACCTTGCAGAAGACGTTGTACAAGATGTTTACCTTAGAATCGTGAAGTACAATTACGAGGAGAAGATACTCAAAGACGGAAGACCAAACATTGCTTTAATGTGGATGATGCTGAGAAATAGAGCATTCGAAATAAACAAAACTGGTAGTGTTCAGTTTTTATCTTTAGACGAAGTAAGAGGAGTAGCAGACGAAGAGTCAGAATTAGATAAACACGAAGCCCTTGAAAGAATACACCAAAGAATAAACGAAGAGATGGACAACTGGCATTGGTATGATTCAATGTTATTTAAAGTCTACAAGGAAGGCAACGCATCAATGAGGGATATAGCTAAAGATTCAGGCATCTCACTCACTTCGATATTTAACACGTTAAAAAACTGCAAGGAACGATTAAAAGATGAGGTAGGCGAAGACTACGAAGATTACAGTAATAACGATTTTGATTTAATATAACTAAAATGGCAACAAAGAAAAAAGCACAAGGGTTAGGAGATACCATAGAGCAAATAACCGAAGTAACAGGAATTAAGAAGCTCGTTAACTTTATAGCAGGAGAGGACTGCGGATGCGAAGAGCGTAAGCAAAAACTCAATGAGTGGTTTCCATACCGCAAACCCGAATGTCTAACTGAAGAGGAGTACAACTGGCTTACGGAAACACGAATCCTTGAAAGAGAAACCTTCAAACCAACTGAAGTAACAAGAGTAAGAGAAATCTATTCAAGAATAATGAAGATACGTTTAGAGCCATCCTCTTGCGCTTCTTGTTTCAGAGAGATAGTAATCAACCTAAGAAAAGTATACGATGCCTATTCCGAAACCATTGCCTAAAGAGCAGAACAATGAGTTCATCCAAAGATGTATGATGGATGACACTATGGTCAGAGAGTATGACAAAGACCAACGATACGCAATCTAATGAGGGTAAAGACTATAAAACGTGGCTTATTTATCCAAATGGAGATAAGTTAACAGTTAGAAGAGACTCCGCAGAAAAGGTATGTGAGATTTATGACAGGCAATTAATTTTTGGAGAACATCTTGGTATAAGATGGAGATATTAAAAACAATTTAAAATAAAATAAAATGAAAGAAGAAGCACAAACATTTGAACAAGCAGTAAAGCCATTAATGAAATGGCTATGCGAAAACACTCACCCACACACAACAGCAATTGTAGATGGTACACTTGCGCAATTAGTTGAAGGTGTAGAGAATGTAAAGACGAATGAATTTTTAGTTGATTAAATCAGAATAAGATGACAGCAGTAGAATGGTTTGCAAAGCAAGTATTAAGGTCAAGGCAACTTGGTTTTATTTCAAATGAAAAGTTCAATGAACTACTTGACCAAGCCAAAGAAATGGAGAGGGAGCAGATAATGGATGCTTTTATTTTCTCAAAAGACCCTTTTGGTCTTTCTATTGGTAATAGCCACACAATTAAAAAAGCGGAAGACTACTATAACACAA